GGAACACCAAGTTTTTTGACTTACCTTATTTGATGAATAGAATTAAACTGATTGCAGGTGATAAAGTTGCAAACAGAATGTCGCCTTGGAACTTGGCGAACAGAGAAGAGATTAATGTAAGAGGCAGACCACAAACTGTTTACAATCTATATGGTATTGCCATGTTAGATTACCTTGACTTGTATAAGTGGTTTATACCAACAAGACAAGAAAGTTATAGACTAGACTTTATTGGTGAACTAGAACTTGGTCGTGGTAAAGATGACGCAGGTTATGATACATTTAAAGATTGGTATACTAAAGACTTTCAATCGTTTGTTGATTACAATATTCAAGATGTTGAAATTGTTGACGCATTAGAAGATAAACTTGGTCTTATTGATTTATCATTAACAGTTGCATATGATTCAAAAGTAAACTATGATGATATATTTTCACAAGTTAGAGTATGGGACACATTGATTGCAAACCATTTAATGCAAAAAGGTATATGTGTACCACCAAGAGAAGAACATAGTAAAGAAACAAAATACGAAGGCGCTTATGTAAAAGAACCAATACTAGGCGGCCATGATTGGATTGTTTCATTTGATATTAACTCTCTATATCCACATATTATTATACAATACAATATTTCGCCAGAAAAAATCATTGGTGAATCTTCTCATGGTGTCAATGTTAATAAAATGATTGACATGAAAGTACCACTTAATTATCTTAAAACAGAGGGTGCATGTTTAACACCAAACGGTGCCAAGTTTAGAAATGATAATCAAGGTTTTCTTCCTGAAATGATGGAGAAAATGTACAATGAAAGAGTTGTCTTTAAACAAAGAATGTTAAAGGCAAAGAAAGAATATGAAAAAACTAAAGACCCTAAACTAGTTAAAGAGATTGCAAGGTGTCATAATATTCAATGGTCAAAAAAGATTGCCTTGAACTCAGCTTATGGTGCAGTTGGTAATCAATACTTTAGATACTATGATGTACGACAGGCAAGTGGTATTACAACGGCTGGCCAGTTTATTATTCGTTTTATTGAGAAGAAAGTAAATGAATATCTTAATAGTATTTTGTTAACAAAAGATAAAGTAGATTATATTGTTGCCTCTGATACAGATTCAATCTATGTAAGATTTGATAAACTTGTAGAAAAAACTTGTCAAGGTAAAACTAAAGAACAGATTATAGATTTTCTTGGTAAAGTTTGTGATAATAAAATTGAACCATATATTGAAAAATGTTTTGATGAGTTAGCAGATTATTCTAACGCATTTAAAAATGCCATGGTTATGAAACGAGAAGTAATCGCCGATAAAGGTATATGGGTGGCGAAGAAAAGATATATGTTAAATGTTCTTGATGAGGAAGGCGTTAGACTTGCAGACCCTAAATTAAAACTTATGGGTATTGAGGCAGTTAAATCATCTACACCTGGTGTTTGTCGTGTTAAGATTAAAGAGGCAATCAAAACCATCATGGGTAAAGAACAAACTGATTTACATAAACTAGTTGCAGACTTTAAGAAAGAATTTTTTGAATTACAACCAGAGGCTATTGCTTTTCCTAGAAGTTGTAACAATCTCCGTAAATATCGTGATAGTGCAAACATCTTTATCAAAGGCACACCAATCCATGTGAAAGGTGCATTGATATATAATTATCAGATACATAGACTTGGTTTACAAAACAAATATCCTTTAATACAAGAAGGCGATAAGATTAAATTTATTAAATTAAAGGCAGCCAATCCATTTAAGTTTGATGTAATTAGTTATATGACTACACTACCAGATGAATTTGAAATAAAACCTTATGTAGATTATGATATACAATTTGAAAAAACTTTCCTTGACCCTATGAGATTTATTCTTGACGCAATAGGGTGGAAGGCAGAACCACAAGCAAGTCTGGAGGCTTTCTTTGGTTAATTTCCCAACAAAAAAATATGGAGTTATATATGCAGACCCTCCGTGGTATTTTAAAACAAGGTCAGATAAAGGAAAGGATAAAAGTCCTGAAAGACATTATCCTTGTATGCCTATTGCTGACATCATTCGGTTACCTGTTAACAGAATTGCTGAGGACAATGCAGTCCTCTTAATGTGGGTTGTAGACCCATTATTAGACCAGGCGTTTAAAGTTATAGACGCCTGGGGTTTTAAGTATAAGACCGTAGGTTTTACATGGGCAAAAACGAATCGTAAGTCATTAGGATTTTTTACAGGTTTAGGATACTGGACAAGAGGTAATCCAGAAATGTGTTTACTTGCAACAAAAGGTAGACCAAAACGAATTAATAAAGATGTGGCACAATTAGTTGTGTCACCAAGAGGCAAACATTCAGAAAAACCTTTATTACATAAAGATATAGAAAGATTGGTAGATGGACCTTATCTTGAAATGTTTGCTAGAAAGAAACCATATGAAAATTGGGATTATTGGGGTAACGAAGTTTGAGCTTGACATTAGCGATACTTTCTGTTATAATAATACTCTTATTACCAACAATTTTATTATGGATGTGGAACAATGAAGACCCTAACTAAAGAACAAGCATTACATTGTGCTAGTATTTTCAATGACTATTTTGGTCAGTTTGAAAGAATAGACCAATACATGCGTGACCAAAAGATGGCTCAGATTGATACTATACCTCAATCACTTCCTGGTATGGGGTTTGATAGTGATATGTTTGACGACTTTACTATGTCACCACAAGTTATGGATTTACAAGTTGTTGAATTAGATAATCATACATGGGACACTTGTATTAATATGATATCAAGTCATAGTAATATGACAAGTATTCCTGGTAAGACTTTAAAACTTGCGGTAAAAGAAATGAACACAGGCAAGTTTGTAGGCTTTATGAGATTTGGTTCGCCAGTTATAAACTGTAAACCTAGAAATGATATGTTAGGTAATGTACCTGATTTAAAAGTATTTAACAAAACTGCCATTATGGGTTTTGTAATTGTACCATGCCAACCATTTGGTTTTAATTATCTTGGTGGTAAATTATTGGCTGGTCTATGTTGTTCACATCAAGTTAGAGAGATGTTGAATAAGAAGTATGATATGAATTTAGTATTGTTTGAAACCACATCTTTATATGGTAAAACAAAAGGTGCCTCAATGTATGACGGCATGAAACCATTTTTAAGATACAAAGGTAATACAATGTCAGATTTTATTCCTATGTTACATGGTAAACCATACCTTGACATGGTAAAATATGTTGAAGATATTATTGGTGTAGGTCAATTAGTAAAAGAGGGTGCGTCAAGTCGTAAACTAAAAATGACCACAGGTATTATTGGCTTAGTAAAAAAAGCATTAGACGGTGATGAACTAAATAAGTTTAATACTACAATTGCAAATGCTAAAAACCTTACTGAACAAAAAAGATATTATGCAAGTAATTATGGTATAGAAAATTTTATAGATATTGTAAATGGTAAGACACAAGATATAGTAAAGGCGCCAAACTATGACAGATACCATGACAATGAGATTATAGAATGGTGGCGTAAAATGGCAACAAAGAGATTTGATAATCTAAATAGTGATGGTCGTTTAAGAACAGACCTAGAAGTATGGACAAAAGATAGTCAGATTGACATTATCAGATGAGGCTTGACAATTATAAACAAATGATGTATATTAGGAGAAATAATGAGTGATTTTTTTAAAGATATTATAAAAGAAACCGGTAATGAATATGCCACATTGGCAAAAGACGGTGTTGCTGGAGGTGATGTAGATAGTTTTATTGATACAGGTTCATATTCTTTCAATGCATTATTATCCGGTTCTATTAAAGGTGGTTTACCAAGTAATCGTATCACAGCAATTGCTGGTGAGGCTGCGACAGGTAAAACATTCTTTGCATTAGGCATAGTAAAAAGTTTTTTAGATAAAGACCCTAACGCAGGTGTTATCTATTTCGAATCAGAGAATGCTATCTCAAAAGACATGATTGAAAGTCGTGGTGTAGATAGTGGTAGAATACTGGTAATGCCAGTTGCAACAGTACAAGAATTCAGAGCTCAATCAATTAAAGTGATTGACAAATATTTGGAACAACCAGAAGACAAAAGAAAACCTATGTTGTTTGTATTAGACAGTTTAGGTATGTTATCTACTACAAAAGAAATGGAAGATACGGCTGCTGGTAAAGAAACAAGAGATATGACAAGGTCACAAATTGTTAAATCTACTTTCAGAGTATTGACTTTAAAACTAGGTCAAGCAGGTGTTCCTATGATAATGACTAATCATACTTATGATGTGATTGGTTCTATGTTTCCACAAAAAGAAATGGGTGGCGGTTCAGGTTTGAAATACGCTGCTTCATCAATCATCTACCTAAGCAAAAGAAAAGAAAAAGATGGCACAGAGGTAGTTGGCAATATTATACATTGTAAAAACTTTAAATCAAGAATAACAAAAGAGAATGCTCAAATAGATGTAAGACTAACTTATAAAACTGGTCTTGACAGATACTATGGTCTTTTAGAACTCGGCGAAGAAGCTGGTGTCTTTAAGAAAGTATCTACAAGATATGAAATGCCAGATGGCACCAAAGTTTTTGGTAAGTCTATCAATACAGAGCCTGAAAAGTATTATACAAAAGAAATATTGGAAAAGATTGATGACTATACAAAACAAAAATTCACCTACGGACAAGACGAAGAATAGAAGATATGTTTTTGCTCAGAAAGAGGGCGCTGAACATTCTTGTATCAAGTTGACAGAGGGTAAATTCAAAGATGTAATTTACCATTATGGCAGAGTTGCGTTTGCACCTGAATCAGAATTGAAAGAGGGTAAACTACCTATGAAATTTGATTATACAGTTGACAGCAATCCTCGTAATCTTCTCCTGCTTGACAATAAAGAGTTTATAGATTATATTGGTGATATTTTATTAGAATTATTAGAAGAGAAATTAAAAGATGGTACAGCAATCACGAATTGAAAATACAATAATCAGTAGTCTGTTCTTCAATGAAGAATATACTAGAAAAGTTTTACCTTTTATCAAAGAAGAGTATTTTGGTAATCGTGTTGAACAATTATTGTTTGGTGAAATATTTAAATTTGTAGAGAAGTATAATAATCTTCCTACTAAAGACGCTATCTTAATTGAACTTAATAGTAGAAAAGATATTAACGAAGAAGAATTAAATCACATAAAAGATTATGTTGTTGCAATAGAAAATACCGAGTCAGATAACCAATGGCTATCAGAAACTACAGAAAAGTTTTGTAAAGACCGTGCTGTTCACAATGCAGTATTAAGTGGTATAAAAATACTAGATGGCAAAGATAAGAAACAAACACCAGAGGCAATACCACATATCTTATCAGACGCATTAGCCGTATCATTTGACAAGTCAGTTGGTCACGATTATATAGAAGACGCTGAAGAAAGATTTAAATTTTATCATACAAAAGAGAAGAGATATCAATTTGATTTAGATTACATGAATAGAATTACCAAAGGTGGTGTTCCAAGTAAAACATTAAACATTGCTCTTGCAGGTACAGGTGTTGGTAAGTCCTTGTTTATGTGTCATGTTGCTTCAAGTTATTTGTTGCAAGGTTTAAATGTATTGTATATTACTTTAGAAATGGCTGAAGAAAGAATTGCTGAAAGAATAGACGCAAATCTTTTAGATGTTACTATGGAAGATTTACACGAAATGCCTCATCAATTATATGAAGGCAAGATTAAAAAGTTGAGAGAAAAGACTCAAGGTCAACTTATCGTCAAAGAATATCCAACGGCGTCTGCTCATAGTGGTCACTTCAAGTCGTTGTTAAACGAATTAGCTCTAAAGAAATCCTTTAGACCTGATGTCATCTTTATAGACTATTTGAACATTTGTGCTTCAAGTAGATTTAAAGGTGGTAATATTTCATCTTACTTTTACATTAAAGCAATTGCTGAAGAGCTAAGAGGTTTGGCAGTAGAATTCAATGTACCAATCTTTAGTGCAACACAAACAACCAGAACTGGTTTCGTGTCAACTGATATTGGTCTTGAAGATACTTCCGAATCTTTTGGTCTTCCAGCAACTGCTGACTTCATGTTTGCCTTAATGTCAAATGAAGAACTAGAAGCTTTAGGTCAGATGAAAGTAAAACAATTGAAGAACAGATACAATGACCCAAGCGTCAATCGTGCCTTTATTATTGGTGTTGATAGGTCTAAAATGAGATTGTATGATGTTCAACAATCAAGTCAAAACATAGTTGACGCAAATCAAACAGATGAAAAAGAAGACGCTTATAATAAGTTTAGCGACTTTAAACTATAACATATATGCCTAAAAAGAAAACACAAAAAGTAAGATTTCACAAAGGTGATAAGAGACCTAATTCATTGGAGAAAAAATTGAAATATACAGTAGAGATGGCTAAAGAAGGCAAGAAGATTCTATGGCATGTACTAGAACAACCTACAAATAACATAGTCTGTAAATACTTCTTTGAAGAAGACGCTCAACATCTAGCAGACTTTCAAAATAAAAACCGTGTCTGGCAAGAGAACGGTGGCATACCTAAATTTCTATTTAATTACTAGTTGCCAAAAGCTCCTAAATAGTGTAAGGAGAGAACATGGCATTTAATTTTAGACCAAAATCAGTAGTTGAAGTAAAAGCAAGAAAGAAACCTTATAGTTTACAAGCTAGTAAGGTTTTTGATTTTATTAAAAAACAATATGGTGAAACCATAGTATTAGACCCTAATAAAGATTTTTCTGATATTAAAATTCCTAGAGCTGTAGAAAAAAAAGACAATATCAAAACTGTAAAAGAAAAATTATCAAAAGCAAAAATTGATATATCTAAATTAAAGATACAGTTTGGTAATGGTTCTGGTAGTGGTAAAATGGACGCAGCCGCTGATACTCCTAAACAAGAAAATGCTACACGATTTATTTGTGAAAGTGTAATTGAAAAAAATAAGTTTCCTAGAGATAGTGAAGTAGAAAAGATTTATCCAAAATATGATGATGAATGGTACGAAACTTTTAAAATGCAATCAGAAGCATTAAAAAAATGGCTAAAAGGTAAAAAAGGTTACGAATATTCAAGAGATAAAGGCGCCATGCCTATTATTGAAAAGGCAGCCACAAATTGTGGTGTAAGACAAAAAGATAGTTGGAATCCTGCTGACATATACATTATTAAAAAATCTAGTAGAAATAAAATCCTAGAAAAGATTACAGAAATAGGTAATAGAAAAACTGAAAACGAAGCTAAATTGGATGCTCTTAATGAGTATATGAGAGACCTATTTGTTAAAAGAGAGTTAGTAGGTATATCATTAAAAAAATTAGGTAAAAGTGTAAGTCTTGAAGAAACAAATGTTGGTGGTATGAAAACATCAAAAATATCTATGGTAAAAAATAGTTTAAGATGTGATTTAGATATTGATGATAGAGGTGAGTTTAACACAGGTGAAATGGCATTTGCTTTAAATGTAGATAAAAATGTAGTTAATGTTCAAGTAAGAGCTTTTTCTGGTGATATAAGAGAGAGTACACAAATGGACATGACAGGTGTAGGTGCAGCTGCTAAATTAGGTAAAGTATCATCAAGAGCTGCTATTGACCCATTTATTAAAAAATATGGTTTAAGTAGAAGAATGGGAAGTAATTTGCCTAAAGTTGGTGCATTTACTAAAAATGATATTGATTTTTATGTAAAAGAACAAGCAAAATTAAAAACATATAGTATAGATGGCAATAAAGTTTACTTCGGTAAAAACTCTTGGAGCAAATCATTTGAACAAGCAAGAGAATTAGAGGTAGATAATAATAGAACTGCCTCTCAATTGAGTGCTAAATTACAATGTTTTAAATGGATACAGATATTAAAATCATTAGAAGATAAAAGACAATTAAATAACTTCTTAAATGTAGCATATTATGGTGCAAAAAAACAATATGCTAGTGCAGGACCATTTCTAAAGATTTCCTAGCATAAATAGTATTGTATTTGTTGATGAATTTGTTGAAAAAAGTGCTTGCCAAAGCGCTTTTATTATAGTATAATGGATAAAAATGAGAGAGAAAAATGTTTAATTTTAAAGGGTTTCTTACAAGAGACAAGAACACACACCTAGAACACCTAGAAGATGATATTATCAATAGAGGTGCAGAGGGTGGAGAAAACGCAATCAACTTTCTAAAATCAGTTAGAGATATGCTATCTGGTTCTGGTAAGTCAGCAAACATGACCGTCAAATGGGACGGTGCGCCTGCTATTATATGTGGTATCAATCCTGAAAACGGCAAATTCTTTGTCGGTACTAAATCAGTATTCAATGTAAAACCAAAAATCAATTATACTTCAAGAGATATTGCAAGAAACCATGGTGGTGTTGTTGCAGAGAAACTTAATGTTTGTCTAGCAAACCTATCAAGATTAAGAATAAAAGGTATTCTACAAGGTGATTTGTTATTTACAAATGACCTAAAAGCTATCAACATAGATGGTGAAAAAATGATTTCATTTACACCAAACACAATCACTTATGCAGTACCACAAAATAGTGATTTAGGTAGAAAAATATTAAAAGCTAGAATGGGTATAGTATTTCATACTCAATATACTGGTAAATCAATGGACAAATTGTCTGCTAGTTTTGGTACAGTTACAGGTTCATCAAACAGAAATGTATTCTTAGCAAGTGCTGGTTATAAATCAACAGCAGTTATGTTTGATAAACAAGGTTTAAATAAATTTGACGCACAGATAAGAATGGCTGAAGGCTCATTAAGAAGAGCAAAACCTATTTTAGATTTGATGAGTAAAAATATATCAGATGAAACCTCTGTAGGTTACAGACTAAAAACTTATTTCAATTACTATATTAAGAACTCTAATAGTAATATGGATAAAGTTAAAGTTATGCAACAACAGTTTAGAGACTATTACGAAAACTATATTAACATGGAAATAGACGCAAGAAAAACACCAAGAGGTAAAGAAAAATTTATTAGAGCTAAGAAAGATAATATCAGATTCATTGATAGAAATAGAAGTGCTTTATATTTTGCAATTGCAAGTCACATAACTTTAGCAAATGCAAAGAACACATTACTACAAAAGATGAGTCAGATACAAAGTATCGGTAACTTTTTAAGAACATCTACAGGTTATAAAGTTACAGCACCAGAGGGATATGTAGCAGTTGATAGTGTTGCAGGTGCAATTAAACTTGTAGATAGATTAGAATTTAGTAGAGCAAACTTTACAATGCCAAAGGGATGGAATTAATGATTAGAATATTAGATTGGTTCTACAGTAAGATTGAAAGTATAGGTGGTAAAATGTCTGTATGGGCTTGGCAAAAAAGATGGTGTAACAGAGAAAAAGGTACGGGTTATAGAAAATGAAATCATTTAAGCAATACTTCTTTGAAGCAATCAACGGACCTAAAATCATTATGATTGGTGGACCAGGTTCAGGTAAATCTACCTATTCAGAATTGATTAAAAAAGAAATGGGTATTGCACACATTTATACCGGTGATATGATGAGAGCATTAGCAAAAGAGAATACACCAGATGGTAAGAAAGTAAAAGACTTATTATCTAAAGGTGAATTTGCACCTACACCTATTGTTATTGACGCAGTAAAGGATAGAATGAAAAAACCAGACGCCATGAAAGGTTATGTGTTTGATGGTTTTCCTAGAAATGTAGAACAAGCAGAGGCTATGCAAGATAAAGGTATTGAATATGACTATGTTATTAACCTTGATGTATCAGAGGCAGAGGTAGTTAAAAGACTTACTGCTAGAGGTAGAGCAGACGATAAACCAGAGATAATTAAAAACAGAATTAAAGTATATCATAGAGAAACAGCACCTCTATTAAAATATTACAAAGACGAATTAATAAATATTAAAGCAGAGGGTGATACACCTGAAAATATTGCAAAAGAAATAATAAAGAAAGTACAATGAAAAATTTTGACGACATAAGATATCAAGACTTACAAGAGGGTTTATATGACCCTAATATCTTCAAGGCATTTTTCCTTGCAGGTGGTCCTGGTTCTGGTAAAACATTTGTAACTAGAAACGCATTTGGTGGTACAGGTTTAAGACAGATTAATTCAGATAGTGCCTTTGAAACAGCATTAAAAAAACATGGTCTATCTCTAAAAATGCCTGAAGATGAGGCAGAGGCTAGAGATATATTAAGAGCAAGAGCAAAAGGTACAACAGATAAAACTATGGACTTATCAATCAAAGGCAGATTAGGTATGGTCATAGATGGTACAGGTAGAGATTACGATAAGATTGCAAATCAAAAAGCATTACTACAACAATTAGGTTATGATTGTTATATGATATTTGTAAATACAAGTTTAGATGTTGCATTAGAAAGAAATAAAAAAAGAGAAAGAAGTGTACCAGAATATATTACTAGAAAATCACATGCTATTGTTCAAGCTAATATCGGTAAATTTCAAAATACTTTTGGTATGCGTGGTATGATTATCATAGACAATAGTAAAGATGATAAAGAATTGACAACTCAAATTATGGATAGATGTTCTAAAGCAGTTAGAAAATTATTGACTAATAAAATTCAGTCATACACAGCAAAAAGGTGGATGGCGACAGAGAGAAGATTAAAAAGAAGATGAAAACCTTTAAAGAAAGTATCATAGATATTCCTAGAAATACATACGCTAAAGGTGTGTTTGATAAGGCAGATACTAAAGACCCAATAATTAAACCAAGTGTTATTGCGTTAATCAATAAACAACTAGAGATGTTTGAAGAAGAATATCCAGTTGTTAAGGTAGGTTTAATTGGTTCTATTCTAACAAAAAGATATAGAGAAGACGCAGATTTAGATTTAAATGTACTATTTGATGTACCAAAAGAAAAAAGAGAAGAAGAAAGATTAAGATTATCTCAAAAGTATTTGTCTGCTAAAAATCCAGATAGTATTCAAGGTAAGTTAATACCAGGTACAAAACACCCTATTAACTATTACTTTATAACAGATATGAAAACATATATTGACCAAGAAAAAAAGGCTGACGCAGTATTTGATATTGAATCAAACAAATTTATCAAAAGACCTGATGACTTTACATTTGATAAGTCAATGTATATGAAAGACTTTGAAAGAAAGGTACAAGAAATTGATGTTGTAAAAGGTGAACTAAAAAGAGATATTATTGATTACAGAGAATTAGAAGGTTTAACTAGTGATGATGTTTTAAACCTACAAGAATTGATTAATGAAAAATTAGACGAGATAGAAGATAGTATCAGAGATATTATTAAAATAGGTGATGGTGTTGACGCAGATAGAAGAGCTGCATTTGATAAAGACATGTCGCCAGATGAGATTAGACAATATGGTATTAAGAATAGATTACCTAAAAATGTTATCTATAAGATGTTAGAAAAATACCACTATTTAAAATTCTATAAAAAGTGTAAAAAAATATTAGATGACGGTCAGGTAACTGATAAAGAGATAGACGATTTAGAAATGCACGAAGCTAGAAGAAAAACAATGGCATTTACTTTTGGTAGATTTAATCCACCAACTATTGGCCATGAGAAACTAATTAATAAAGTTGCAAGTATTCGTGCTGATGATTATAGAATATATTTAAGTAGAAGTGAAGACCCTAAAAAGAATCCACTATCGGCTAGAGAAAAACTATCTGTTATGAAACAAATGTTTCCTAGACATGCTAGAAAGATTGCTATTAATACAACGAATATGATTTTAGATATTTGTACTGAACTTCATAATCAAGGTATTACTGAAATCTTTATGGTAGTAGGTAGTGATAGAGTAAGAGAATTTGAAACAATAATTAACAAATATAATAATGTAAAATCAAGACATGGTTACTATAACTTTGATAATGTAAATGTAGTTTCTGCTGGCGAAAGAGACCCGGATGCTGAAGGCGCTTCAGGTATGAGTGCTAGTAAAATGAGAGCTGCAGCTGCCAAAGGTGACCTAAAAAGTTTTGAGAAAGGATTACCTAGAGGTGTTAATGCAGACGCATTGATGAAACAAGTTAGAAGAGGTATGAACTTGGCCGCTAATTATTTACATATGAGAAATTTAAAACCAGTTGCTAGTTTAGAAGAGTTTGAACAACAGCAAATAAGAGACTTATATATCAGAGAACAAATATTTAACATTGGCGATACAGTTGATTACATCAAAGAAGATGTACAAGGTAAGATTGTTAGAAAAGGTACAAACTATATTGTTGTAGAAGACAATAAAAACAATTTACATAAAGCATGGATATGGGATTGTATTCCTGTTGCCAAAACAGACAGAGAGGCAGAGATGAGAGAACACAACTTAAATGTTGATTATGGTTTTGAAGCTGTGTCGGAGATGAAAGAAGATTTAGACGCACAACCACAAGACAAAGATGTGAAGAAAAAAGATGGTACACAACCTAAAAAGTATTACAAACAGTTATCAAAAGATGTGAAGAATAAAAGAGCAGATTACTTTAAGAACAAAGATACTACAAAGAATGATAATAAACCAGCACCAGGCGACAAGGGTGCTAAGACTAAACCAAGTATTCATACAACTAAATTTAAGAAGATGTATGGTGAGGTTTATGAGATTGGTACACCAGAATACACAAAACATACTATTGACATGACACCAGGTCAAGAAAACCCTATTAAAAAAGTCAAAGGCTTCTTGGATAGAGAACGAGATAAACCAACTGAAAAAGATGTAAAAGAATGGGCAAGTGCAGAGTCCACAATTGATAAATATAGGGAACGATATAAAGAAGAATATAAGGCCAAACTATCAGAGGTAGTGGCCAAGATGATAGAGAAACTATAATGAAAACATTTAACGAATATGAAAATATTGATAAATCTTGTGAAGAATGTATCTTTGAACATGAGTTAGAGGGTTTACAAGAGGCAGAATATCAAGGAAAAAAGGTCACACTTAATGACCCAATTCGTGGTGGAAGTAAAAAGTTTTATGTCTATGTTAAGAATGAGGCAGGCAAAGTAATTAAAGTTTCTTTCGGTGATACAACAGGTTTAAGTATTAAAAGAGACGACCCGGCTAGAAGAAAATCTTTTAGAGCGAGGCACAACTGTGACAATCCAGGACCAAAAACTAAAGCAAGGTATTGGTCGTGTTATCAATGGAGAGCGGGAGCAAAGGTAAACAACTAATGAGTAAATATAGAAAAACAATGGCACAAGCCATGAACGAGGGTGCTATTGCAATGCAGATAGCAACATTGAAAAAAGCTTACGAGCCAATGAGAAACAAAAGAATCTCTTTAGATAATGCAAACAAATTAAGTCAGATTTTTAATAGATTTGATTCAAACAAAGAGATGTTGAAACAGTTATACAAAGCTGATATTCCTTTTGTATCTGCTGTTGCTACTTCAAGACTTATTAGTAAGCACAACATGAAAGCCCAAGA